GTATTAGCACTATTACGTTACCAAATACTACTATATCGGTTCCTAATACATCAGGGAATTGTTATGTGTCCGGTCAAGGTTTAACAGTTGGCTACGGTGGTAATTGCTCTACATGGACAACGTTGAACAATAGCTGTTACGGTTATACCACTATTGCCCCTCCTAAGGTACAACTTGGTGATGATGGGATTAAAATGGATGCCGGTACAGATATTAAAATTGGTGACCGAAGTCTAAAAGAGTTTATGGCCAAGATGGAAGAGCGTATGGCTATTCTAGTGCCTGATCCTAAGAAGTTAGAAAAATTTGAAGCACTAAAGAAAGCATACGATCATTATAAAACAATGGAAAGTCTTTGCTTTGACGAACCTAAGGAAGAAGAATGACTATTCACGTATTAGACGATGTAATTCCCGAACATCTTCAGGATTATTTTGAGTTGAGTATTTTAGGAAAGAGTGGTGACAAGGCAATGCACCCCACTGTTTCTTTGAAATGCAAATACGAAGATACTGCCACTGAAGAAGAAGGTCAATATGCTCCGATGAGTTTTGTACATATTTTACGTTCTTCGAATACATTGTCTGAGCATATGCCAAACTTTGGATTGATTCCTCAGTTGGCGTGTGCTACCAAAGGCATAATAATGCAAGAAATACTTGTGGCAAGAATCTTTTTAATCCTGCCATATGAAACAAAACTTGAACATTATGCTCCACATATTGACCTCCCGTTCAAACATACTGTGGTATTGTATTTTGTAAATGACTGCGATGGCGATACTGTTTTCTTTAACGATAAAAATGAAGTTGTTAAAACAGTTAGTCCTAAGCGTGGTCGTATTGTTATGTTCGACGGACTCTTATATCACGGTGGCGGTATTCCTAAGAAAGGACCTCGCTGTGCTATCAACTTTGATATTATTACACAAGATACACAATAATGAATGTTAAACTTTTATCCTACTCACAACCAACTGGTGAATTTAGAAACATGGGCATTGCAGATGCGCAGGAACTCATTGCGTATTGCGCCCGTGTCAGCAATCCCTCCAATCAGCTCAATACAGAAACATCCGAAAAACTCATCAGATACTTGGTCAAGCACCAACACTGGAGCCCACTCGAAATGGTCTCAGCCTGTATCGAAATCACCACTACCAGAGATATTGCAAGACAAATTCTTAGACATCGTAGCTTCAGCTTCCAGGAGTTCAGTCAGCGATATGCTGACCCTACTAAAGACTTGTCGTTTGTATGCAGAGAAGCTAGATTGCAAGACACAAAGAACAGACAGAATAGTATCGCAACAAATGATACAGAGTTACAGGCATGGTGGGATGCTAAACAGAAATTCATTATTGAACAAGCAAGAACTATCTATTCCGAAGCTATCGATAAAGGCATAGCCAAAGAACAGGCTCGTGCTGTACTACCCGAAGGCCTTACAGAAAGTCGTTTATATATGAATGGTACATTACGTTCATGGATTCATTTTATCGAACTGCGTTCAGCAAATGGTACACAGTTAGAGCATCAAGAAGTTGCTGTTGCCTGTGCTAAAGTTATTGCTGAAATCTTTCCAATGACTACAGAGTTTGTAAATGGATGAAAAACTAAAAAAATTCTGTAAGAATTATGATGTAAGGATTGTAAATGATACCCAGCGACATGCTAGGTATCGTCCGCCCACTTTCTTTTCGTACGAGTCTGATGCAAGCCTTGTTCGAAACGATATTATAAATTACGAAACCGAAAAACTGTATACTGTTCAAATCCCCGAAAGTCGTTTAAAAACTTTAGTTGAAATGGAACAACGTTTTTTCAATCATCGACTCGAAGGTGTTAGAGACATGTTTGAAACCCTAATGGACAAAGAACGAGAAGAAGCATACTATCGTAATACCAACGAAGCTGTTAAAAAAGCATACGAACATTACTCCATGCTACTCAATTTAACAGGATATCAAAAAAAATTCTAAAATAACTATTGACAAGATTTTAAAAAAATTGTATAATTAGTAAAACAAGGAATTCAAATGAGATCACATTACTGGACCATTGGTAAGTTTGCAGATTGGCTTCGAGGTACGCCAAAGCTCAAATGCGGCACCAGTACGGAATGGAACGACTGGGAAGATAAGGCTAAAGCCGCACATCCTGTTCGTTGGTGGATTGCCGAAGAAGGATTGGACTATGCTCAAAGGATTGTCTATTATATCCCTGATAAACTCAACGATGTTAGATACTATATCAATAATCGTTGGGTTAGTCACAGTCATGCTCTTACCGCTCACCCTCGTGATATCCGCCCTGGCAATTGGTGTGACGTTGGTAATCGGTTTCTCCCATGTCTTTTTAACGAACTTGTGGACTTCGTTGAAATAGAACAAGCATGGCATCACTGTATTTGGAGTGACGAAACGAGAACTAAGTTTGATGTACCTTGGTACCGCAGTGGTTGGTTACGTTGGCGTACATGGCGTTGTCCAGAAGCTGGGCTTGAATATCTACGCTGGGCAATGACACTTACCAACGAAGAGTTCTTGGATGATGATAAAAAGTCTGAAGCTGAACCAACTTATCAAGCCAAAGCCGCTAAAGAAATTATCGAGCTTTACACTTGGTGGACTGTCACCTATCGCAATCGTCCTGACCCATATGAAGCAAGTGGCTGGACTGCTTACTGTGAACTCAGCCGGTTGGCAAATGGTGGACGTTTGAACTTTGGAGAAAAAGATAGTCCGGAGCTCAAGAAAGCCTGTGATAAAGCGCATAAAGAACTTCAAAGAATTGAAAAGGCCTATGCCAAGGAAGATGAGCAAATGATGATCCGTTTAATCAAGATTAGAGAATCACTATGGACTTAAAAAACTCACACTTTCGTCATTGGGTTGAAGAACTATGGCGAGAGAATTGCGAAGAACGGTTGACACACGGTGAAGATCGTGCTACAATACAAGAATACTGGTCCGAATACAAATGGTGGATTAAACGAGAATATAGGTTTCAACACAAACATGACTGATGCTAAATTACAAAGACTCTACAATCAATACCTAGAGTTCACTGATCATATGGTCATTGAACATGATCCTATGAGTGTTGCCGCTATTATGATGGCGCAGGCTCTTAGCATTTATAAAACAGGTATGAATGAAGAAGACTACAACCGCATGGTTGATACTATTTCGGCTAGTAGAAATCAAGTAAAAACATTTGAAGGTCCGGTGTTACAATGAAATATCAAATTCCTGCAGAAGGCATTATGCAAACGAACGACTGGGGAGACTCGAAAGTCTACCGAGTCACTTGCGACTGCGGTGCATCAGATCACGATCATCATGTATGGGTAGAAGCTGATGATCACGAAGTCAGTGTTACTGTTTATACAACTGTAAAAAGCAATTGGTGGAGTAAAACACGCTGGCATGCTATTTGGACATTGTTGACTAAAGGCTATGTTGACACAGAGTCAACAGTGGTCATGCGTAAACAACAGGCATTTAATTATGCTCAAACATTGTTGAGTGCTGTTGATGATGTGGAAAAATTTAGTAAGGAACGGAAAGAAAAATCGGCTACTGCTAAACTAGCCGAAGAACAAGATTGTGTATGACCAATATTAGTAAGAGTCCCGAACGAATGACCTTCCAAGCAGAAGGGTATACAAAGCATCTCGACGATCCCAAAGCTACTGAAGAACAAAAGAAAAATGCTCTAGCTATGATCGAACTTTGGAAAACATGGAGAGCCGAAGCCGAGGTGCAGGAAACTAGCCCAGAGTGGCAACAAAATAATCTAGAGTATGACCTGCGTACTTGCGATCCAATATTAAAGAAAGTTCGTGCCAGTGATACCTACGCACAAAATCTTTATGCGGCAATGTGTAATATGCAGTTCCAAAAATTGGATATTATTCCAATTCTTAAAGAAGAATTTTGGAGTTGCTCTTGGAGACATGCAGGTGGTATAATTGCTGATATGCGTATGCAGGGCGATTATATTGATTGGTACTGTAGTGGTATTGGCAGTGGTCTAGGCAACGGTGATGAAGATGGTACTAAAAATTATGTACCCGAAGGTGTAGTTACTGAAGAAATTGAAAACGATCTTCGATTACTCGGTTGGATTCCGGTGGAGTACGGGGACGAGTAATGGGATACTTGCTATACGAAATCTGGGCAGAAGACGACACCGGACAACACGAACTGATCGATACTACTGCTAGCCAAAAAGAAGCATTTGAAATTGCCAAACAGAGTCTCATTGAGGGATATATGAGCGCCACTGTCTACCAAGAAAACGAAGATGGTGATAGTGTGGCTATTAAACAATTCCAATCCTCAGACGCTTGACAAAGTTCAAAAACAGTGCTATAATATAAGTATTGTTTAACTGTTAGGAGTGATATAAATGGCTGTTACTAAACGCAAAACTAAAAATGATCATTTGACAGAAGCTCGTGCTTCCAAAGGTCGCGACCTAAGTCCAAAATGGGATGGTCACGAAACTTGGGACGAGAGTCAATTTTTGCGCCATTTCCACTCTGCAATGACATGGTATCGTTTAGAGTCAGGCGGTAAAGAGTTAAAGCCAAAAGTTATTGATTGGATGAGTCGTAACGGTTATACTAAAGATCAAATTTTGCAGTTTAAGAAAACTAAAGATAATCGTTGTGGAACTACTGTAGGTGCGGTTGCCGCTTGCTTGCTCAAAGGTATGCCTCCAGTCCGTGCAGATTTTAATAAAGGTCGTTCTACAGCATCTTGGTTAGCTAGTTCTATTTCAAAGATTGTTGAAGAAGGCAAAGAAGATATCGAAGACGAAGAAATTACTGAAGTTAAACCCGCAGTAGTTCAACCTTCAATTCAAGAACGTGTTAAAGAAGCATCTTACAAGATGACTGAAGAAATTGAAGATGCTCTAGAGAGTTTTGCAAATGACCCGGACAACTTTGATCCAAAAGCATTTAAAGTGTTGAACCTGCTCAAGGGCAAAGAAGCAAAAGCGGCTCACTCACGTATCATTCGCGACTTCTATAATCGTAATCTTCAAGAATTGATTGAGGCTAACGGCACTAAAGACGAGCAACTTAAAGAAGCATACAGTCATTTGAGCAAAGCAAACCTTAAAAAGATTACAGCATTTTATCAAGAAATTGTCAGTGCCTGTGATATGCTTGGGCAAGAAGCTAAAGTAAATCGTAAACCACGTGCTAAAAAGTCTGTTCCTGCAGAGAAGCTGGTAGCTAAACTCAAGTACAAAAAGACAGAAGAGTCGCTGAAACTAGTATCTGTAAACCCTACAGATATTATTGGTGCAAAAGAATTGTGGATTTACAATACTAAATCTCGTAAGTTGGGCAAGTATGTTGCTGACGAATACAAAGATTTAGGAATTAAAGGTACAAGCATTACTGGATTTAACGAATTCAAGAGTGTACAAAAGACCTTACGTAAGCCTGCAGAGCAGTTAAAAGCATTTAAAGATTCTGGAAAAGTGCAATTACGCAAGTTTTTAGAGGACATCAATGCTGTTGATACTAAGATGAACGGTCGTATCAACGAAGAAATTATACTGCTAAAAGTAGTCTAAAGCACCTTTGGGTGTAGTTTGATAAATATCGTTATGAACGATCAAACTACACCTAATCCAATTGACATTATTAGCCAAGCCCTAGCGGACTTATCGGCTACGCGATCTGCGCAAGATCTGATTATACAGGACCTACGTTTCTTAGAATTTAAGGCTAAGCCCTCTGAGTCTAATTACGGAAAGGGTTTAATCTTTAGCGGAGATGGTTATACCAAACAGTTTATACTTGGTGCTAACCCAGACCACTTTTTCTCTAGCGAAACTATAAATCTAGCAAGAGATAGACATTTTGCCATTGATGGCATTACTGTCCTAGACGGCACTTCTTTAGGGCCTAATGTTACAAAAAGTAATCTTCGCGAAGTAGGTCGATTAAAAGGTTTGATTGTTGACGGTTCTGCTAGCATCAACGGATACTTGTTTTATAATGGTGCTATTGATCGTTTAGGTTTAGGTACTGAAGAACCAAATGCCGCATTTAGCGTTGCAGAAGGTGCTATCGAAGTTATGGTCGGTACTGTGTTTGATACAGGACACGGTATGGTTGGTACGTTTGCAAGTCACGATTTTGATATTGTAACAGACGACACCCCAAGAATCACTGTTCGCGCAAACGGCAATATTGATCTAGGCAATACAACAAAGAATCCTATTACAGTTACCGTACACGGTAAATTAGCAGTTGGTGTGAAAGTGCCAGATCCTAATGTAGATTTACACGTAAATGGTGCTGTTAGATTAAACAATCACATTCAGATGTATGCTACTGTTCCTCCAGCTGATGGTCAGTATACAGTAGGTGACATTGTTTGGAATTCAAGTCCACGCATTGGTGGCAATGTTGGCTGGGTCTGTATCAAAGCAGGTAGTCCAGGTCAATGGAATCCATTCGGCGACATTAAAGAATCGGGTAACTAATGTCTGTCTTTGTAGTAGGAAACGGCGAAAGTCGTTTAGTGTTTGACCTGTCTACATTTCCCAAAGATAATATAATTGGCTGTAATGCTCTTCACAGAGATATTACAGTCCCGCATCTTGTCTGCTGTGATCGAAAGATGGTAGACGAAGCTATTAAAAATCCCAACAACCGAGACACAATAATCTATACTCGTCCAGAGTGGTTATCTTTCTATTCCAAACAACCAAACGTAAAATCAGTTCCAGAACTGCCATATAAGGGAACACAACGACAAGACGAACTATGGCATTGGGGCAGTGGACCGTTGGCTATTTTACTTGCTTGTACATTAGGTCACGATGAAATTACCATTATGGGATTTGATTTGTGGAGTGCCGATTATCGTGTAAACAATGTTTACAAGAATACTGAAAATTATGCAGGCACAGAATCTGCGGCAGTTGATCCTAGCTATTGGATATACCAAATAGCAAAGATTTTTGAATTGTACCCAAATAAAAAATTCATTATAGTAAGCGAAAGGATTCCGCCATTATGGAATTTTTCTCACGTAACCCACTTGACAATAAATAGTTTTACTAGTATACTAGTTCAATAGTGGACTTCATGGCATCATCCCACTCTAAATACTCTGCAGTCATCAAACTTGCTACCTACATAAAGGAGACTAGAGATGGCAAAATTTTACTCAACAAAAACTTACGGTAACGACCGCGGCTTATCATGCTGTTTTAGACAATGGCGTGCCTCGCACTCACATTGCTCAACACTACATGGTTACTCAATTGGCATTAGATTGATCTTTGAAAGCGAAACACTAGACGATAAAAACTGGTGTATGGACTTTGGTGGCCTCAAACTATTTAAAGAATGGGCTGACTATATGTTTGATCATACTTTGGTAATTGCCGAAGATGATCCTCATCTAAATACATTCCAAACATTGAATGAGATTGGCGGTGGGTTTAACAATAGTGGTGTTTGTAATTTACGAATTGTACCAGGTGTAGGTTGTGAAATGTTTGCTAAGATGGCGTATGAAAAAATGTCCGAGCTATTGGATACTATGAAGTATGGAACTCAACTAAGCGATGACACATTTATTAAATCTCGCTATCCTGTAAATCCAGGTGTGCGTGTAAAGTCAGTAGAAGTATTCGAACATGGCGCAAACTCCGCAATCTACGAAGGCTAAACTTTGGCGGGTATGGGCTAAAGCCCTAGGAGAAAAATCAGGTGCTACCGATCACGAAGCCGATAAGGTAGCACTTGTTCGATCTATTATAGTTGGTTGTTATATTATTACAAACCTGTTTATTATTGCAGGTGTTATTAGACATTGGTGATTTATGATTACAGTTTTATGTGTACGTTTTGGCACAAAGTATGGTCCGGAATATGTTGAACGGTTACGAAACATGGTGTCAAGACATTTGACTGTACCATATGAGTTTGTATGTTTAACCGACGATCAGCGACCAATTGAAGGTGTAAGAAGTTTAATTCAACCTAATGCTGGATATGCCAAACCGTGGTGGCACAAAGTTCATATGTTTGATCCTGCATTAGGATTGCAAGGAAAGATATTATACTTTGATCTTGATGTGGTCATTCATAATAATATTGATAAACTAGTTGCTTTCCAAGACATTGAATTTAGGGGCATTAGAGACTTTAATAGAAAGTTTCACGATAATTGGAATATGTTGAATAGTTCTGTAATGTGTTGGCCGGCTGGCTTGCATTCTGATATTTGGACTATCTTTACACAGCAACCTAACAAAGCGCAACAACTACACGGTGACCAAGATTGGATTTGGAATATAGCTAAGACTAGAATTAAATTCTTTCCCGACGATTGGATAATGAGTTACAAATGGGAAATTCGTGAACGATCAGAGGTCAATTTCCAAGACAATCGTAGAGTGTTTAAAACGATTAGAAATCCTGTAATTCCTCAACAATGTTCTGTTTTAGTCTTTCACGGTGAGCCAAAACCGGAAGATGTACAAGATCCTATTATACTTGACAACTGGAAGTAATTCTGTTATAATAGTAACATAACAAACTAAATGAAAGTAGTTATGGACTCAGATAAGGCATTTTTTGGTACCATCCTTGCTATGATGGCTTTGCTGTTTGGACATCCAATTGCGGCAGTAATTATTTTTATGATGGCAATACTATGACTACAAAACGTATCGGCTTTGCCTGCAAGTGGATCGATGGCCCATCTCAAATAAACGGCATTAAACAAAAAGACAATTGTAAACAATACAACACCGGGTCAACAACCGTCAGTTGGTTAAATAGACAATCAAAGGATATCGCGGAGCAGAAACTATGGGACCTAATGGTAGGCAATATCGAAGCAACGAGGAAACTAGTTGAACGTGTCAGCACACTTGACCCTGCTCTTCGGATGGTTAGGATTAGTAGTGACATCCTGCCTGTTTATACTCACGCTGACTTTGCTGATTATTGGCGCCAACCTGCTGTTATTTCATACTGCGAAACCCACTTTAAGAGAGTGGGTGACCTTGCTCGCAATAGCGGTGTTCGCTTATCTATGCATCCTGGGCAGTTTACAGTTCTGGCAAGTGATAACCCAGGGATTGTTGAGCGTTCGATCGCAGAGTTTGAATATCACACAGACATGGCCCGCTGGATGGGATATGGAAAAACATTCCAAGATTTTAAGATCAACGTACATATCTCCGGCCGACAAGGCCCCGAAGGTATTAGACATGCCTATAGCAAACTATCGCCAGAGGCTCGAAACTGTATTACTATCGAAAATGAAGAAAATGCATGGGGGTTAGATGACTGTCTTACTATTAGCGATTTGGTGCCTATCGTTCTTGATATTCACCATCATTGGATCAAAACAGGCGAATATATCTCGCCCATGGACTCCCGTGTTGATCGGGTTATTCAGTCTTGGCGTGGTGTCCGGCCTACTATGCATTATAGTATTAGCCGTGAAGATATTCTTTTGGGGCATTCAACTGCCGATCGGCCAGACATGGCAACACTACTTTTAACAGGCTACAAAAAACAGAAACTCAGAGCTCACTCTAATTTTTACTGGAATAAATCAGTAAATGAATGGGCTCTGAGTTTTAGAGATACTCACGACATTATGTGCGAAAGCAAGGCTAAGAACTTAGCCAGCTTTGATCTCTACCAAGAGGCGTTACGCCTTGGGCTGTGATTTTGCTTTTGCTGGTTTTTTACCGGCGGCTTTCTTTGCAGGAGCCTTTGGCTTAGCTGGCTTTTTAGCAGGAGCAATTGATGCAACTACAGCTTCAGTAGCTTGTTCTGCTACTGTTACAGGTGCTGGAGTAGCTTCTACTACAGGTGCTGGAGTTTCCACTTTATATGGAACTTCTGCTACTGGAGCTGGCTCAGCTGGTTTAATACCAAAAAGTTTTTTAAGATGTTTTAACATTGGACGAATCCTCCTTGTGAGTGTATTTACACCTGTGTATAATGTTAAATACAAATATGGGTCATAAAAGGAGAAATATATGGCAACCGAACAACAAATTGATGAAATGGTACAAGCAGTTGAAGCTGTTATGGCTGTGTTCAACGAACACGCCGCTACAAACTATGTTTCACCGCACGACAATAGTGTGTTTGAAAGATTAGTAGCTGCCGCTAGCGCATTAAAACCGCAGTAAACTTTTTAGGTACCTCAGGCGTTATTTTATAAACAACTCTTCAAAGGAGAGAAATATGAAAAAAATCGCAACAATATTCCTTCTGTGTGCAGGAATGGGTAGTTGTGCAGTTTCTGCCCAAGCACATGAAGGATTCCGCCATTATCGTGGCGGATACTACGCAGGCGGCAATTGGGTCGCTCCAGCACTTATTGGTGGAGTAATTGGTTACGAGCTAAGTCGTCCACGTTATTACGAACCTCCAGTTGTTGTACAGCAACCTGTTATTGTACAGCAACAACCAGTTTATTCTGTTACTCCACAACCAAACTGTACTGTATGGACAGAAACTCAACATCCAGATGGTACTATTACACGCACTAGGACCTGTACACAATAATGGCCTACTCGGACAAAGTTATTGATCACTATGAAAACCCTCGTAATGTAGGTAGCTTTTCCAAGGACGAGGAAGGCGTTGGTACTGGTATGGTCGGAGCACCTGCCTGTGGCGATGTAATGAAACTACAAATAAAGGTAGACGAAGATGGTATTATTAGAGATGCTCGTTTCAAGACATATGGATGTGGTTCAGCAATCGCCAGTTCGAGCTTGGTTACAGAACTTATTCGTGGGATGCATATTGATGATGCTTCTAATATACGCAACAGTCAAATTGCCGAAGAACTAGCATTGCCCCCAGTAAAGATACATTGTTCAATCCTAGCAGAAGATGCTATCAAAGCGGCCGTAAATGATTATCGTAACCGACACAGCACAAAAGAAAATCAAGCGTCTGCTTGAACAACGCGGCCACGGTGTCGGTATTCGGTTGGGTGTAAAAACTACAGGGTGCAGTGGGTTAGCCTATACCTTAGAATATGTAGACACCTACACAGACGAAGTGGGCGTGACTAACTTTGCCCATAAAGATTTTGTAGTATTAGTCGATGCTAAGAGTTTGGTATATCTAAACGGCATGACTGTAGATTGGGTCCGCAATGGACTCAATGAGGGTTTTGAATTTACAAACCCTAATGAACGTGACAAATGCGGATGTGGGGAAAGTTTTAGAGTTTAAAATTTGCCTACGGGTAATGTAGTACTTGCAGGCATATCCCAAATTTTCTTTTGCTCAACGCCCTTACGTTGGGCAAATCTTTTAGCATCGCACTTAGAGCAAACGTGAAAATAGTTATTGCTCAACCTTTTGTGATCCATCTTCTTTAGATCACGTGTAAATTCTTCTCCGCAATTGTCGCAACGGAAATTAGCCACGGTTTTATTTCTTGTATAGGTGTGTTCGAGCCCGGTCTTACTGAGCCTAACGTGTTGTGTTTGTTGGGTTTCTTTTCCTATAAACATATTTTATTTACATTAGGCTTATAAAACTTTGGGCTAAATACTAGTTGAAACCCATTTATCCAGGATAAACTATGGCAAGAAAAGTTATTGATATAGGTGTTGTCGGTAATGACGGCACCGGCGATAGTATTCGCGACTCGTTTCGTAAAGTAAACGACAACTTCCGTGAGCTATACAGCTCGTTAGGTCTCGGAGAGAGACTTACATTTAGAGGGCTAGAAGATGCCCCTAGTTCCTATGCAGGACAAGAAGGTGCAGTTTTAACTGTAAACAATACAGAAACTGGTATCCAATTTAAACAGCTAGTAGCCGGAACCGGTATCCAATTAGATACTGTAACCAACTCTAACGAAATCGCAATCAATACATTATTTGCAAGTATTTCTGGAGATCCTCATCCGCAACTAGGTGGAAACCTTTCAACTAAAAGCGGTGCATCTCAGTGGCGCATTTATGACTTAGGTACTACAAATAATCCACTATTGCCAATTTATCAACACGAAGTTGTAAACAAAGCATATGCAGACGGTAAAGTATCACTAGGTGGTGTAGACGCTATTGATCCAAGAACCAACGCACCTAACTCTGCGTTCGGAACAATGACTGGTCCGTTGATTCTATCCCGTCACCCAATTCCATCAGATGATGAAACTTATGATGGTCTTATTGCCGCAACTAAACAATATGTCGATAACTCTGCGTTTGGATCGGTTGCTGACCTATATGTAGCAACGTCTGGTTCAGACGAACGTGTAGGCGTAAGCCCTGCACTACAAGGTAGAGCGTTAGCTTACGCTTACAGGTCTATCGAAGCTGCCTTAAAACGTGCTGAAGAAATTATGCTTGAATCTCGTGTAGAGATCGGTCCGTACAAGAAAATTTTAACCTACGGTAATAATACAGCACAATGTACATTATCAAGCATTGCAACATCCCCTGATTCGGGAACTGGTTTTACCGGCAGAGTATTCATGACTGTTGATACTATTAGTATTTCTGCAAAAGGAACTAACTATCAAATTGGAGACATGATTAGCCTTGCTGGCGGAACAGGCACTCCAGCAAGAGTTCAAGTTTTAGCAACAGCTGGTACCCCTGGCGGTGTTATTTCATTCAAACTAATTACAGGTGGTGTGTATTCAGTACTTCCTGGAAATACTGCAATCCCAACATTATCCGACAGTCAATTTGGTACTGGTGCAAAGTTTGATGTTACCTATAAAGTAAACAATATTCAGATCCTAACCGGTGGTAACAATTACAGTTTAGTTTCTGTTCGCATTACGAACGGGGTAGGCGATACTTCTGGTTCGGGTGCCTTTGGTACCGCACAGGTTGTTGGCGGTGCTGTTACTGCAATTACTGTCACTGACCAAGGTTCTGGTTTTACTGCACTACCAACTGTTACTGTAGACTTACCAAGATTCAAACTATTCACCAACGGCTTGCGAACAGACTTTACTGGTAACGTTACCAGTAGCGATTTGATATCAGCAAGAACTCGAGATGTTAGAGACGGTCTATATCTACGTGGAGAGGACAGCGGTGCATTGGCGCAAATTCTTAGTCACACTGGTGCATTAGATGGACTAGATGAAGTTTTTGACGTTGATATCAAGTACGGAGCATTTAAAGTAGGAGAGGTAATTTCCTACGGTGACGTTACTAAATTGCAACAAATATCTGTTTGGATTGAAAGCGGAACCTACGAAGAAAATTATCCTTTGAAAGTTCCACAAAACGTTGCTGTGTTAGGTGATGATTTCCGTAGAGTTATTATTAAACCTAAGACAGGAATTAGCTCAAGTCCTTGGGCTTTTCAAAATTTTAGAAGAGAAAAAACAATTGACGGTAATGCAACATCAACGCAGTTATTTGGTTACCACTATCTAACAGATTCTACTCAACCAGTTTATCCTATAGTAAACAATCCTGGTTATTA